TGACTTGCTGGTGGGGAAGAATAGCTCTGATTCAAGCGTGGCAGGCATTGAATTAAGGTCGTCAGGTATTGCAACATTTACAAGAAGCGCAGACACAGTTTTATTTGTAAACAGACTTACTAATGATGGTACTTTAGTTGAATTTGCTCAAGCAACAACTATTGAAGGCACTATTTCAGTCTCAGGCACAACTGTGTCCTACAACGGTGGTCACTTATCTCGTTATGCTCAGACACCCACAGCCAAAGACGAGTCACTGGTTAAAGGTACTGTGCTGTCTAACCTTGATGCAATGAATGTTTATATAGATGCTGAAGGCAACCCTGTTGATAACGAACAATTAAACAAAGTCAAGGTTTCTGACACCGAAGGTGATGCCAATGTTGCTGGTGTGTTCGTTAATTGGTCACATGATGAAGACCACAACGTGGACGAAATCAACATGGCTATGACTGGCGACATGATTATCCGCATTGCCCAAGGAACAACAGTTCAGCGTGGTGATTTGCTCATGTCCGCAGGGGACGGTACTGCCAAGCCTCAAGGCGATGACATTGTTCGTTCTAAGACAGTTGCCAAAGTCACATCAACCCATGTCACTTGCACATACGCAGACGGTTCTTACTGTGTGCCTTGTGTATTGATGGCTTGCTAAAAGGAAATATATGACCACCACTTGGACAATCTCCCAACTTGACCGTCAAACCTCTGATGGATTTGTAACCACTGCCCACTGGCAAGCCACAGCAGTAGATGGTGAGCATTCAGCCTCTATTGTTAACACTTGCTCATGGTCTGATGGCACTCCCACCGTGGACTATGCCGACCTGACAGAAGCAACAGTCCTTGGCTGGATTTGGGCAAATGGTGTGGATAAGGACGCAACAGAAGCGGCTCTAGCGGCTCAGATTGAACTGAAGAAGAATCCTGTTAAAGCCACAGGAGTGCCTTGGTGAACGAGGTGGAAAAAGAGTTTGCCATCCATCAGGCGATTTGCGATCAACGGTACAAGGCCATTGAGGACAAGCTGGAGTCTGGCAAGAAGCGCATGGAGAAGATCGAGATCCAGCTGTACATCGTGATTGCTGCCATCTTGTTTGGACCAGGCGTTGCCGCTGACATCGTCAAGAAACTCTTGGGGCTATAAATTGATCCGATCAGCATCTGCCTGCTTGCAGCTGGACTTGTTAAGAACATTCAGGCTGGGTGCGAGCTTTTCCGTCAGGCGCAACAGTCTTTCGTTGAAATCAAGCAGACTGCTGATGAAGTCATTGCAATTGGCAAAGAGGCTCAAGGATTCTGGAATCAGCTTCTCAAGTTCTTTGGTGGGAAGCCAAAGCCAAAGCAGTCATCGTCAAAGCCTTTGGCGAAAAAGAAGTCAGCCTATGTCGCAGTTGATGAGACACAGGTCAAGATCGACATCGTCAAAAACCTGACTGAGTTTTTCAGACTGCAAGAGCAGTTGGCTGCACACATCAGAGAAGAGGAAGAGAAGAGCCTAACAGTCTATGACCCCAATCAGAACTTGATGGAGGCGGCGCTCAAGAGAGTGATGGCTCAACAAGAAATGGACAGGCTTGTAGTGACGATTAGGGAGACGATGGTGTACCAGTCACCGCCAGAGATGGGTGCTTTGTACAGCGAGGTCTTCAAGATGCGGGAAGTCATCTCAGAGGAACAGGAAAAAGCTAGACTCAAGCAGGAGGCAAAGAAGAGGGCTGACAGATGGCAACGGCGGCAGGAGCAAAGAAACGTCCAGCTAAAGCTGGCAGCAGTAGTAGCGACTACTATGTTCCTCCTCTACCTGTGGTTGTGGCTCCTCCTACTCAGTCGCTGGGGGAAGACGTGATGGGTTGGATCGCTGCATGTGTGTTGGTGGCTCTGCTTCTTCCGCTTGGCGCAATGCTTTATCTCGACATATTGGAGGTGAAGCATCAGGTGAAACAAGAGGTGGAAAAGGTAGAACGGTTAAGAAGACAACTGGAACAGGAAAGGCGCAAAAATGACAAGACATGAATTTTCACTGCTGGCGTTGACTGTTTGCGTTGGCATCCTCTGCGGCTTGCTAGTCGGTTGTGATGACCGCTTCAGATACCCTTGCCAAGATCCAAAGAACTGGGAACTTGCCGAGTGCAAGCCGCCAGTCTGCACCGCGACAGGCACATGCCCTGATCAACTTACCAAACCAGAGAAGGAGATTAAGTGATGGCTACAGTTGGATACAAACCAAACAACCGTCTATCACCAGAGGAGATTGAGGCTCGCGTGTGGGCTTGGGTAATCTTTGTGATCTCCATCATCTTGCTGGGCAGCTGTTTCAGCTTCATCTATTCTGTGACGTTCGTCACCCAACCCATGTCATCTATGGCCCCCATTGACAAGGTCTACACCAAGATGATCAACGACATCATGCTGCTTTGCACTGGCGTGCTGGGCGGTGTAGCTGGCCGCAAGGCAGTGTCTGCTGCTGTTGCCACGGCTACCGCCAAGGCAGAGACTATTGACAACGACAACGATGAGCCGCCAAAGCCATGAAGGATCTTCTTGGCGGTCTGCTGGTGCTGGTCCTTGTGTTTGGCGGTGGCTACTGCACCGGCAAGCACTATGAGCAAGAGGCCCAGCAGGCCGAGGTTGACAGGCTCAACACCGAGGCCAGAGCCAAGGAGGCGGCCTTAGAAGCCGCTGTAACAACCACCGCAAACGCATTGAGGGTAACGAATGAAAAAGCCAAACTTGCTACGAAGCAGCGCGATGCTGCTATTGATGCTGGCGCTTACAAGTTGCGGGTTCCTGTCAAAACGTCCTGCCCCGTACAGCCCACCGCAGATACCGCCACTCCCACCGGAAGTGGTGGAGGAGAAACATCAGCCGAACTTAGTCCAGAAGCTGGAAAAGCTTTTTTCGCTATAGCGGAGGAGGGTGACCGCGCCATCACCAAGCTGAATGCTTGCATTGATTTGTATAACCAAGCCCTTGAATCACAGAAAGGTATCAAATGACACAACTCACCGCCAACTTTTCTTTGCACGAATTGACCAAGTCGGACACTGCCTTGCGCAATGATCTGGATAACACGCCAGATGAAGAGGCAACAGAGAATCTGCGCCTGCTATGCGAAAAGGTTCTCCAGCCTGTGCGTGACCACTTTGGCAAAGGTGTCAAGGTGAACTCAGGGTTCCGCGCTCCAGCCGTAAACCAAGCCACTGGAGGGTCGAAGACCTCAGACCATTGCATGGGCCGAGCCGCCGATATTGAGATCCCTGGCGTTGCCAATGCCGATCTGGCTCAGTGGATTATGGATAACTTGGAATACACCCAATTGATTTTGGAGTTTTACACGCCAGGCATTCCAGACAGCGGCTGGGTCCATGTCAGCTATGACCCGAACAACCTCAAGAAGCAAGAGCTGACCGCCACCAAGGTGGCGGGCAAGACGCAATATTTGCCTGGTCTAGTCGCATAATTTAGGTCATGGCTACAAACCTCTCACAGCAGATCTCAACCCCAACGCAGCCAAACCTTGGCACGCCAGGGGTGGTCTACGATGAGAGGTTAATGGCTCAATCCTTTGGCGGCTTGAATGTCTACTTTTCCAAGCTCACAGCCATCTTTGCAGCCCTCTTTGGGCCAAGGGGTGGGAAGTGGATGAACAACCCTTATGGCGTGTTTCAAGACTCCACAGACCAGACCGCGGCCAACACCACCACGGCCTACGCCATCACCTTTGACACCACTGACTTCAGCAATGGCGTCACCTTGTCGAATTCGTCAAGGCTGAATGTGGCGCAGTCTGGCATCTACAACTTGCAATTCAGCATCCAGTTTAAGAACACCACCAATGACGGCCAAGATGTTGATGTCTGGTTTCGCAAAAACGGCACTGACATTGCCAATTCAAACAGCAGGTTTCATCTGTCGCAAAGAAAATCTTCTGGCGACCCATCCCATTTGATTGCCGCGATGAACTTCTTTGTAAGTTTGGCGGCCAGCGACTATGTACAAATCATGTGGCGGCCAACAGATGTGGGTGTAAGCCTTGAGCATTTTGCCGCAGGCACTTCACCGACAAGGCCAGCCATCCCGTCAGTCATTGCCACTTTGAGCTTCGTGTCCAATTTGTCGCAAGAAACCGCATAATTCAGCCATGGCATTCGTACCCCTCAAAATCCCACCAGGCATCTACCGCAACGGCACTGAATATCAGTCTGCTGGGCGGTGGTTTGACGCCAACCTTGTACGCTGGTTTGAAAATACCCTGCGCCCGATTGGCGGGTGGCGTAAGCGTTCCACCAGCCAACTGACAGGATCATGCCGTGGCCTTTTAACTTGGCGCGATAACAGTGGGGATCGTTGGATCGCTGCTGGCACTCAATCCAAGCTCTACGCCATGAACGAGGCGGGGACGCTCAAAGACATCACCCCGACAGGGTTGACTGTTGGCATTGCGGACGCCGTTATCAAGACTGGCTATGGTTATTCCACTTACGGCAATTTTGCCTATGGCGTTGCGCGGCCAGATGTTGGCACTGTGACACCGGCCACCACATGGAGCCTTGACACATGGGGCGAGTACTTGGTGGCCTGTTCAGACGCCGATGGCAAGCTCTATGAGTGGCAATTGGGCTTCTCTACGCCAACCTTGGCGGTTGCCATCACCAATGCGCCAACAGGCTGCGCAGCTGTGATGTCCACTGCCGAGCGTTTCTTGTTTGCTTTGGGCGCTGGTGGCAACCCGCGCAAGGTGTCTTGGTGCGATCAGGAAAACAACACTGTCTGGACGGCTGCGGCCACCAATCAGGCTGGTGACTTTGAGCTGCAAACAGTTGGCGCGTTGAAGGCTGGCAAGAAGGTGCGCGGCATCAATTTGCTCTTCACTGATGTTGATGTGCACACCGCCAGCTATGTCGGCGCACCCTATGTGTACTCATTTGAGAAGGCTGGCTCTGGATGCGGTCTGATCTCCTCGCAGGCTGTGGCCGCCATTGACACTGCCGCCATGTGGATGTCTTCATCAGGCTTCTGGATATTTGACGGCTATGTCAAGCCACTGCCCTGCGATGTGTCTGACTATGTGTTTCAGAATCTGAACTACAACCAAGCCTCCAAGGTCTATTCGGTCCACAATTCCAAGTATGGCGAGATCTGGTGGTTCTACCCATCAAGCCAGTCAAACGAGGTTGATTCCTACGTCACATTCAACTACCGCGAGTCGCATTGGAACATTGGCTCCATGGCTCGCACCGCTGGCACAGACAGGGGTGTCTATTTGAATCCTCTGATGGTGTCAACTGACGGCTACATCTACGAGCATGAGGTTGGCTTTGCCTATGACGGCGGGACAGTCTATGCCGAGTCTGGACCATTTGAGATTGGTCAGGGTGACAACATCATGGCTGTGCGTCAGGTGATCCCTGATGAGCAGTCTCTGGGCGAGGTTGCCATCAGCTTTAAGACGCGGATGTATCCAACGTCAACCGAGACAACCCATGGTCCATATTCAGCCTCACAGCCAACTGATGCAAGATTCTCTGGCCGTCAGGTCAAGATGATTGTGACTGGTGACGTGCTGGACGATTGGCGCGTTGGCGTCATGAGATTGGAAGCTGTGGCGGCGGGTAAGCGTTAAGCCGCGCCGCAAAATAGAATACTGCAAAGGAAACGAACATGGCATACCGAGGCCCAGTAACAGTAGCACCAGCAGATGCTCAGCAAATTCTGCCGCCAGATTTTTTGAAGTCTGTTCCAAAAGAACTGCCCAAGGTAGTTACTAATGCAAGAACTGGTTTTAAAGAGGTTGACCCATCTTTAGACCCAAGAATTCGTGCAATTGCACCTCCTGCACCAACAGGTACGGGTAGACAGGCTTTCAGGCCACCTGGCCTTGATGGTTGGGAAATTCCATTGGACATCCCTGGACAACCCGCAACAGATGCGCGTGGCAATCCATTTCCAAAGTATGTGGCGAAATATGACCCACAAGGTAATTTTCAAGAGATTACAACTGCTGACAAATATTTTGTAACCGCTGGACAAGGCGACAAAGACAAATACGTCATCCCAAAAATTGACTTGAATGGTCGATTGATTTCAATGGGGTCTGGCACACCAGAGCAACAAAAGAAAAGTATTTTTAGGGTTCTTGCTGATACAGCCTTGGAGGCTGCACCGCTTTACTTGGCGGCTCTTGGCGGCGCAAGTTTGCTTGGTGGTAGCAGTATCTTTGGCGGTGCAGCTGGCGCTGGCGGTGCAGGTGCAGGTGCGGCTGGTGCAGGGGCCGCCGGTGCGGCTGGTGCTGGCGTACCTGGCGGCTTGCTGGGCAGCACATTGCCTGCTGGTGCAGGTGCTGGTGGCTTCTTTGCGCCTGGCGTTACAGCAGGGGCGGCCACCTTGGGCATACCAACAATGACAGGCGCACCAGCAGGTGTTACGCCAAGCGTTGCGGGTGGATTGCCAGGCGCATCATCATCAATCCCTACAACATCAGCGGTGACAACATCAACAGTAGCTGGTGCACCTGCTGCCGCAGCTCCAGCAGTTGGTGCAGGTGCAGATATACCAGCTTCTACACCATCTGGCTATGGATATACGACCCCTCCTGGTGAGTTTATGGGGCCAATTGCGCCTACCAGCACTGGCCTTATTTCTGATGTTTTAGGCTTTGCCAAGGAAAATCCACAACTGACAGGGGCGGCGATTGGGGCTATAACTGGCGCAATTGATGCTGCCAATGCGCCTAAAGAGCAGACCACCACCACGTCAATTGATCCTGAAATCAAAGCAAAGTACATGGAGAATTTGGCGCGTGCAGAGACTGCCGCCGCCAACTTGGGCGTGCGTCAGTTTGCACAGCCTGGCCAGATGTACACAGATGCTGAAAAGCAGCTCTACAACCTTGGCATGACGCCATTTGGCGCGGCTGATATTCAGCAGTTCTTTAACCCATACGAGGAGCAAGTAGTCCAAGGCGCTTTGGGAGATATTGAGCGTTCACGCTTGATGCAAGACATTGCCGACAGAGAAAGAGCTTCTCGGGCTGGCGCTTTTGGTGGTTCACGACAGGCTGTTCAGTCTGCACTGACAAATGAAGCTGCATTGCGTCAGGCGGCCACAACAGCATCAGGCTTGCGTCAAACTGGATTCAATACTGCCGCCAACCTTGGACTGTCTGCACGTCCTTTGAACATGGCCGGTCTGACAACATCTATGGGTCTTGGCGCTCAACGCGATGCGTTAAGACAAGCCGAGCTTGATGCCGCACGCAATATTGAATTGGAGCGTTTGGGCATCACTAGCGGCGCACTCGGATTGCAGCCAGCCAGAACTGGCGAGACATCAAGCCAGCCTTTGTACACCAGTGGCGTTGGCAGTGCATTGTCTGGCGGCCTGACTGGCGCTTATATTGGTTCACTGTTAAAGCCAACTTGAGGTAAAGAACATGGCGACATCATTTGATATGGGATTGCTTGGCGATCTATTTGGCGGTGGCGGTGAGACTGGCCTTGAGGGCTACTTGACGCCAGCGCAGCAGGCCGCAATGCGGCAACAAGGCCTGTTGCAGGCCGCCTTGGCTATTGGTCAGGCCAGTGGCCCCAGCACTACGCCGCGCTCCTTGATGCAGATCCTTGGCTCTGGCGTTGCCGCTGGTCAGCAAGGTTATGCCGAGGCGCAAAAGAATGCCATCACCAACTTGCTGACTAAGCAGAAGATGGATGAATACAAGCGCCAATTGGCGCAGCAAGAGGCTTATCAGCGTTTCATCATGGGCCAGCCTACCGAAGGCATGGAGATCAGTCCACAGCAAGCTATTTCGGCGCCAGGTATGCCTGTTGGTCCAACAGTTCAGCGTGCAGAGATGATCGGCCAACCAGCGCCAAGAGTCTCCCCTACTGGCGCGGCCAACTTGAGTCCACAAATGCGCCAACTGTTGGCCGCCTTGCCTGCTAAAGAAGGCATTCCAGAGGCGTTGAAGTTTATGCAGCCGCCAAAGACCGTTGGCGCGCCATATAAAGGCGCTGATGGAAAGTATTACATTCAAACAGAAACTGGAGGCGCAATTCCAGCGCCAGTAACGCCAGCCGACATGGGTGCTGAAGAATATGGTTTGCCAACTGCGCAAGTTGTAAATGGTCAGACTCAGATGGTTCAATACAACAAGTATGGTCAGCCTAGAGTTGTTCCTGGCGCAACACCTTACGAGCCATCTCCAGCAGAAGTCAAATTGTTGCGTGAGGCTGGCGTACCAGTCACCATGGAAAACATCATGGCGATTCGTAAATCAGCTACATCTCAGACCACCAATATTTTGAACGCCGAGAAAAAAGGTGTTGAATTGGCATACGAGAATGCCGTCAAAGATCTTGGTATATCAAGAGACATGGCGAGAGCTGCAAATTCAACAATTGCAAATGTCGAAAGAATTTTGCCTGCACTTGATACAGCCATCACCGGACCAGCAGCGGACACAAGAACAACATTCCTACGCATTGGTAAGCAGTTGAATATTGCTGGCGAAAATGCAGATCAAGTTCTTAAAAATACAGCGATTGTGGTGCAAGGTTTAGCGCAGCAAGAGTTGTCAGCCGCCGAACAAATGCGCGGCCAAGGTGCATTGACTGAAGGCGAAAGAGCAATTCTGCGCAGAGCTGCTGGTGGCGACCAAAGTTTGACGGCAGGCGAATTGCGTGTTGGATTGTTGGCGGCACAGCGTGTAGCAAGAATGAGAGCTGAATCGCATGGACAGTTATTGCAAACAGCCGTCAAATCAATACCTGCACTTTCATCAATTGCGCCGATGTATGAAGTTCCAGTCTATGGCGCACAAGCTCCAAATCCATTGCCAAATCTAATTCAACAAGAGCTTGATCGGCGCAGGTCACAAGGGGGAAGACGATGAGTGATGGACTAAGCCAATTCAGCATGGACGAGCTGGAGGCCATCCAAAGGGGTGACCTTTCAAGCCTATCTATGGACAAGTTGATGTTGTTGCAACAAGTTACTGGCGGTATGCAAGGCCAACAACAAGAGCCGACACCAATGGCTCCAATCCCTGTTGCAGTACAGCCACCAGCCCCTACTCAAAGATTGCGTGCAATTGCGCAGGGTGCAACACTGACTGGCGCTGATGAGGCAGAGGCTTATTTGCGATCAATGGCTGGCGAAGACTATGGCTCTGCATTGGCCGACATCAGATCAAAAACAAAGGCGTACCAGCAAGAATCGCCATATGAGGCACTTGGCTATGAGGCTTTGGGCGGCTTATTGCCTGCGGCTGCCGTAACTCTTGGAACTGGTGGCACATCAGCGCCAGCAACAGGTCCGATAGTTGCCAAAACGACAGCAGATGTTGTAAAAGCATTGGCTGGGACATCTGCACTTGGCGGCGCTTATGGAGGCGTCACAGGATTTTTATCAGGTGAAGGCGATGTACTTGATCGTGCAGCAAAAGTGCCTGGCGGTGTTGCAGTAGGCGCAACAGTGGCTCCTGCCGTCAAGACATTGATCACTGGTGGCGGGATGCTTGTTGACAAGGTCACAGACTTTGCACGCCGCCTTGCTGGTGGCCGAGGTGCAAAAGTAGTTGAAACTGAATTGCAACGGCTTGCTGGCGATACTGGTTTGACGACTGATGAAATTATTGATCGCATTGCTCGCGGTGAGATCATGGCTGAAAACGCCACATTGCTTGCTGCTGTGCGTGGCTTGTATGCGCAAGGTGGAAAGCCATCAACCACATTGATGTCATCTCTGACGCGCCGTCCAGAGCAGTTGCGCACTGAGGTGCTGACAGATATGCAACAGAAGCTGGCAAGCCAGCCTGGCAATGTATTGCGCCAATTCAAGTTGAATGATGACCAGTTGCGTCAGGTCGAAAAAGAAGCCTACAAGGAAGCATTTGGCACTGGCGGCGTCATTGACTCTCAGTTGCTTGGTAGCGTTACAGATGCTTTGAAACGGTCACCGCAGTCTGTCAAAAACATCAATGATGTCTATATCGCAGAAACAGGCAAAAAGCCATTCTTCAGCTTTGACAAGAGTGGCAATGTTGTATTCAGCAGAGCACCTACACTGGAAGATGCAGAGATCATCCGCAGGGGTATTCAAGCATCAGTGGATGAGGCTTATCAGTCTGGCCGTGGCCGTGTTGGCGAGGCACTTAAAGGTGTTGAGCTTTCATTGCGTGATGCCATTGACACTTCTTCTTCAAAACTGGCTGACGCCAGATTACAGGCGGCAACACGCCGCACCGCAAAAGATTCTTTTGATGATGGCCGCAAAGTATTTGGCAAAAGTGCTGATGAGGTGGCTGTTCTGGTTGAGGACTTGTCTCAAAAGCCTGGTGCTTTGTCAGCTTTCCGCGCAGGCACGATGGACGCCATCCGCAATCGCATGACAACAGGCACACGCAAATCAATGATGGCTAACCTGTCAGATGAGAACACCAAAGAAGGCAAGATCTTGCGCACCATTTACCCGCAAGACGAGTTACCAGGCATTTTGGACCGCATCGCAACGGCTGCACAGTCTCAGCGTGCGGCCTCATATATTCTTGGCGGCTCTCAGACAACGCCAACCTTATTGCAGGCGGCTCGCACAGGCATGAACATTTCGGCTGAAGAGGTTGCTAATGTGATGACCGCCAATCCAGTGACGATGATTTCGTCAGCCGTGAACATTGTGAAGAAGGTTGCAGCGCAGCAGAATAAGAATATGACTGAGGCACAGCGTGATCAAGTTGCAAAGATACTTGTATCTGAGGATCCAAACTTAGTGCGTAGAGCTTTGGTTGATGAAAGCGCATTTGCTTTGGTGCAACAAAAAATCAATGACTTTGCACGCTTTGCTGGCAAGACTGTGCCATACAGCTTGACAGGCATTACGGCTGGAAGAGTACCAGGCGCATTCCAAGGACAATAAATCATGGCAGATTACCTTGACTACTTGATGGGCCTTGGCGAGACTGGCGCCACACTTGGTAGTGGCGCAGCGGCTGGCTTGTTGGGTATGCCATATGGCGTGTACAAGGGAGCCACCAGTGGCAAGCTGGGCACGCGAGAAGCCAACAGGATCGCCGAGGAAGAGGCTCGCAAGTTCATGGAGCAGTACACCTACCAACCCCGCGGCGATGTCGCGCCTGCGATGCTGCAAAGCATTGGTGGCCTGCTTGAGTCAAGCAAACTGCCGCCAGTTATTCCCGAAGTAGGGATGCTGGCATCAATACCTCGGCAGGCTTATGCCGCGCAGGCTGAACGCGCTGGCATGGCCGCCGAGCGCAAAGTCGCGCCAATGGTTGAGCGCACCATGAAGAAGGGTGGCGTTGGTGCTGGCCTGCTGAGTGATATGGCGCAGGGTAGCGTGAGTCCTCTTGATGTTTATCATGGTACACCTCACACATTGCCACCCACACCCCGCAACCCTTTGGGTGAGTTTGATGCTTCCAAGATTGGCACTGGTGAGGGTGCTCAAGCGTATGGGTACGGCATTTACACGGCTGAAGCGCCTGCTGTAGCAAAAGAATACCAAAAGCAACTTGGCACTCAGATGAAATATAAAGGCCAAGAATTCTATGATCCAATTGTTGGCAGAAAAACTGGAACAACTGGCAATACTGAGATTGATGACTATTTACTTTCTTATCTTGGTGATACTGGCGTTATTCGTAAAGAATTGCTAAATGCAGCAAAAGAAATGAGGTCGTCAAAGAATCCTCAAGCGGCAAAAGAATATCAAAAATTAATGTCTGAGTTTAGAAAAGTAAGACCAGATGTAACGGCTGCAAACACAGGAAATTTATACAAAATTGATTTGCCTGATGAAAAGATTGCAACCATGCTGGATTGGGATAAGCCATTAAGCGAACAACCTAAAAATGTTCAAGCAGCATTGGCAAAATATGACCCCGATATGTACCATCCTAGTGGAAATGACTACTCTCCAGAGGAAAGAGGTCAATGGATATATATGCGGCTAGCAGGCAACACAACACAAAAAAATGCAAGTAATAAATTAAAAGAAATGGGCATACCAGGCATTAAGTATCTTGATGAATTAAGCAGAAGACCAGGCGTTGCGTCTATGACTCAAGCTCAAATTGATGCCCGTATTAGCTCATTAAAGAAAGATATAGGCTCAGGATTAGGTAATCAGAAAAGAATGAAAGAGCAATTAGCATCATTAGAGAAAGAAAGAGCATCGCATCCTAAATTGACTCGCAATTTTGTAGTGTTTCCTGGCGAAGAAAAGAACATGACCATCCTTGAGCGTAATGGTATGACTGGCCTACTCGACTGAGCCATAAAACGCAGCCACCAGCGGGTCGCGCTTAATCTTCCACTTCTTGGCCCTCTCACGCGCCATCCGAAAGGCGTGGTCATCGAGGGACTCTTTGGCTCTCCACTTCACAAGCCGTTCTCTCGCCGTCAAAGGCTTTGGCCTTGTCGCGTCAGAGCCGATGCCGTAGCTGTACACCGCCACAGGGACATTACCGATCCGGCGCCACTCTGATATGTACACCAGACCAGATCGGCGCAGCCTCGCAATCAGGATCTGCGCAGACCGCTGGGTGCAGTACACCTTGGCGGCCACCTCATGCGCTGTGAGGGCATTGAGGGTCAGCAAATCAATGATGCGTGGCAGGCGTGTTGACTTCATTTGGTGTCGCTGTGCTCGCGTCTGGCGTGTCTCTCAGCA